CAATATCCTTACCATTAATACTAACTTTAGAATCAACCATTTGTTTTGCTTCAAATACTAATTGTTTTGCTTCAGTTAGTTTTTGAGTTTTATCAAATTTGGTATCTCCCCAAGTTGTTAATTCACCTTCAATCTTTTTTAATTTACGATTTAATTCATCAATATCTAAATTACCTTGAATTGGAACTATTTGTTGTGATAGTTCTACTATTTGTTCTTCTAACTCACCTTTCTTTTTTTCTAATTCAGTTTTTTCAGAATCTAACTCACCATACTCAACCTTCTTCTCATTCAAGTCGGTTTCCTTTTGGGCTAACTCAGTCGTAAAATCCGTCCTTTTGAAATTTCTGATAAGAGCGTTCACATCCTTAATGTCATTAGTAGCCGTTTCATACAGCTTATCAAATATATCAAGTCCCATAAACTGAGCCATCAAGTCCTTCCTTTCGGATTGTGATTTATCAATGAATAGGGCGTTATTAGCTTGTAGTGAAAGTGCAGTCATAACGAAATCCTCATAACGGCCCACATATGTTTCGATAACGGAGTTGGTATCCCTTCTCTCCGTTCCATTTAGGGATTCCTTTCCACTATCACCATCTTTCCAAAAGTCCACATCCACCTTAACATTCTTTCCCTTATTAATCGTTCTTCCTTCTCTACGGATATGGTACATTACACCATCAATAGTAAAGTCCAATTGACAATGGAAATCTGATTTACGATTATTCATAATTGCAGCTGCCTTATATGCTCTGCTACATTTGTCAAACAAGCAAAATGAGATTGCATCAAATAGGGATGATTTACCTTGTGCGTTTGGTGCGAATAATCCCATCAGTCCGTTTACTTTGTCAAAATTGATTACATTGTCCTCACCATAACTGAACATATTAGAGAATTCAAACTTTACCGGCTTCCAGCTTATGTTTCTTTGAGTATCATCCGCACTTATTCTACTATTAATATCTCTATTGATTTTCTCTATACCTTCCAAGTCCTCTTTTGTCACAAATGGCATCATACGCTCGATATACTCACCTATTAAAGAGTTTTGATGGTTTATATCAGCCACAGTATCAACTTCCAACCTTGCTTCTCTATCGTTGGTTTTCTTCTTATTGAATGTATCCGTTCTGATGATTGTAAAATCTTCCACACCATACTTTGCTGTAATATCAGCCATCATCCTTTTAGTATCTGCGGTATCCGTATTAGTTACCCTTACTCTTAAACGAGGATATTTTGGCATATCAGTTACATCCGGTACAATTCCACCATCAACATCCAAAGTGTAATATCCGTAATCGTTTGGTAAATCAATTTCTTCATAAGTCATTGTTTCCAAATCCCAAGCTAAGAATCCATGCTTGTCTAATGTTTCACCGAAGTTTTGTTGTACCAAAGAACCAGCATAAACAATCTTACAACCTTTCGGAGAAATCATTTCTTGTCTTTTATGAATATCCCCTAATAAGGCTAAATCGTATCCATCAAATATATCAGTTGTGAAATGTCTACTACTAACTACATAACCAACATCGGTTGTAGAGTTATCAACAGGTCCATGAAATAATGCAATCTTTTTGTTTCCGAATAAAGTATCAGCTTTAGGCCAATTATCTTTGTTATCAAATATACTAAATACTGCAAAATCAATTCCACCAATAGAATAAACTTGTGTATCTCTTAAATAATGTAAGTTTGGTAATTTTAATGCATCTACAATTGGTGTAAGTACATCCAATCTATCGGAGTTATTCATATTACAATCGTGGTTACCAGCAATCATAATAGTTGTACAAGTATTAGAACATTCAGTTAATAACCAACTAATTTCTTTCACCAATTCAGGACTCATTTCCAATTTAGCATGAGCTATATCTCCAGCTAAGTAAATAATAGCATCATCAGTTCCCCTTTTCTTAATCTCATCGAACATAGAGTAGAATACTTCTCTGAATTCTTTATGCCTTTTGATGTTACGAATGTGTATATCCGCAATGTGATAAATTCTTTTTAATTTACTCATATATTATTTAGTTTTGAAAGAACTAAATCATCCCATGTAGTTTCTTTAGCTCCCTTCAATAGTTCGTTTACTTTTTGAAATCCCATTTCACCAGCATCTTTATCAGTTGGTATAATGTTTCTTACTTTGATTCCATTCTTTTGAAACCATTCAGTATGTTTTGTGGAATCATCTACGGCATCAGAATCTAACATAATAGTTACATCCTTAACACCCTTTTCCATAATTTTATTTTTGAGTTTGCTGAGTAAAAATTTACCCAACAATGGAATTACATTTCTTTTGACTGAAAAGGAATCGAATACTCCTTCAACTAATGTGATTGGTTCGTTCCAATTAATCATATTCTCAAATACAATTACATCTCTACTAATTGGCGGGTTCTTATACTTCATCTTCTCATCTTCATAAAAAGAACGAGCTACAAAGTAATTCAAATCACCACTCTCATCGTATGAAGGAATGATAACTCTACCACCATAAAGACCATCTTCACAATAACCAATATTATATTTCATAATATCAGCATGGGTAATACCTCTTTTATTTAAATAGTGTAATGCTTGATTATACAAAGGATTGATACCTTTTGGTTTGAAGTATAATTGCTTGAACTCTTTGGGTAAATGTAATTTAGCTACAAATTCCTCTTTTGGGTCATATTCGGGTTCATCACCATATACATCTTTTACAACAGCGATGTCTCTTAAATCTACATTAAGTTTGCGAAGAAGTGATTGAATACTTCTACCCTTAGAATCACATACCCAACAATGCCATCTTTGAGTATCTAAATTGATTTGTAGCTTCTTTTTGTGGTGATTACAAAATGGACAATGGTGTGCCTGTTCATTTCCCTTTAAGGATGAACCAACCCCCAATGCCGAGTCTAATATGGTGATTATTTTTAATTTGTTCTTACCAGATAGCATATTTTGGATATTATTATCACAAATATACGAAAATTATCTGATATAACCAAATTAATACGATGAATTCTTTACATCATTAAGGAAATCAGCTAAGAATTGTAATTTATTAGCTATTTGCTCTCTTGGTGTATTATTTAAGACCATACCTTTAAGGTCTATCAGAGATGCCGCTGCAATAGCATGTGCATCATCTTTTGAGTTTAAGTATGCATCTGAAATACCATACTTTTTACAAATTTCTTGAATGTTCATAACGTGTGTTTATTAATATATATCCTTTCGGAAAAATTTACCCATCAAATTTTCATTAATAGATTGTGGGTCAGCCAATACATCTAATTTGAACTGCCACCAAACTTCCCAATATGTAAGTGATTTTTTACTAAAGCAAAATTGAATGATTTCTCTTTCAAAATCTTCACCTCTACCTTCTTTTACTTCATTCTTAATCCATTCATTTGATGAATAGTATTTCTCCCAATCAGAAGCTTTCTTTACTACTCTCTTACGAACCTTTCCCTTTAGGGGTTTCAAACGGCGAGTTGAAGTGAGTGATTTTTTACCAATGTAAAATTTACCAGTTGGTGTATGTACAATCTTATAGACAAAACCAATCGCACCCTCTGGAGTGTTTTCTTCTGTAACAATATTTCCCTTAAATTTCCAAGACATTGATTACTTTTTTGCAACGCTATCAGAATACTTTTTTGTATTCAATGCACCGCCTCTAGCTTTTGATAGTTTCTTTTCATCTTTAGATAAATTCAAACCACCATCAGCTTCTATTTTAGTTTTATCACCACCTTTAGTATCAGCTTTACCAGTTTTTGGAAGTGATTTTTCGTACATTTCTAAGATACTTGCCATTGTTTTGTATTATTGTTTACTAATATAAATATAACCTTATGTGTCAAAACGAACAATGAAATTTAAAGGATAATCGGGTAAAGACTTAATTGGTTGTGGTAATTTAGCCACAGCAACCATATCTAAATTATCATCATAAAGTCCAATTGTTGTAATAAACGGAGCTAAATAAGAACCAGTAGGGTCTAAAGATGAACTATAATCATACTCA